GTCGCAGACTTCGTCTTAAAACTTGGAGAAATAATTATGTTCGTATGAGAAGTAATGGAAGAGATGTCCATCAAGGTGGAGCAGGAACAGAAGAAATATTTACAGTTAAAGCATTACCACAATATGGAGCAAATTGTGTTGCATTATATGGACACTTTAAAAGATATCTTAGATCTCATAGTGGTAAGAATCATTATGGTGATTATAAAATAGATCAATCTGGTGCAAGACCAAATTATAATTCATATCCAGGTGGTTGGGCATGGGAAAGATGGTATGTCGAAGATATTGGTGGTGGTAAAATTGCTTTAAGAGGTTGGCATAACAGATATCTCAGAGCTCATAGTAATGGCTGGATGGATACTAATAAGTCAGTTAGACCATTAGGAAGTAAAATTCCAAATGGTTGGGCATGGGAAAAATTTACTCCAGTTTGGATTTAAATTATTTTCAAATCTAATATATATATAGATTATGATTTTAGCATATAATGATATAACTGAAACAAATCCAATAAATACTAATGGTGATTTTAAAAGAGCTGAAAAAAAAATAAAAAAAAAGCATACATCATATAATGATACGATTTTTAAAATAGTAAAAAATCATCCTCATCATTATATTCTTAACAATTATATTGATAGAGATTCGAATATTGATTTATCGTCTTTAATACCATTGATTAAATCATTACAAAAAGAAGAAAATGAAAGAAATAAACTTATAAAACGGGTAAGTAGAATTTCTAATAATCAAAAGAATTTTTCGATTATTAAAAATATTAAAACAAAAAAAAATAATATTTCAAAAATTATTGAAGAAATTAATACTAAACTAGTAGAAAGTGAAAAAAATCATAAAAAAACATTAAAAATTTTATCAAATAAAATATATGAATTAGGTGGTTTGAAGAAACTAGTGGAAAAACAACAAGTAATTGTTTTTAATTTAGAAAAAAAAGTTATTCATCATACACCTCAAAATACTAAAAAAATTAAAACATTAGTACAAAAAAATAATTTAATTAAATTACTTGTTAAACAAATCAAATTAGATAAACAGATAATGAAAGGATTGAAGAATCAAATGGAAATGTCAAGTAATTTAATCAATACTAAAGAAATTTAAATTATAATTAGTATTATAACAACAAATATAATCGAAAATATTATTATTTTAGCAATTCTCAAATGTGTAGCAGTCATTGGTTATAGTAATAAAATTACAAAATTTATTACTATAAGTAAATCATTATACAAATTATTACCAATATCAAAGTAAAAAAAAAAAAATAAATTTTAAAACTGAATAGTTATTTATCTTATTAAATTTAATTAAAGATAAAAATCATATAAATATGAATACTAATAATAAAATGCTTAAGTCTGTTTGTGAAAAAATATATCAAAATGTATCTGAAACTGATGGTAAAGTTCATAAAGCTAACTTTATTAAAAATCTAAAAAAACGTGGAATTTTACAAGATGATCCTCGAATTACTGAATTTTTAAATAAAGTTAATCAATACCATGGTTATTTAGATAAAGATACATTTATAGATTGTATATCAGAAAATATATCAATAATTGAAGAATGTTTTACACAAAATAGTGTTATACCTAAATTTGAAGAATTTTGTAATGATTTAATGCAAATTTATGAAAAATGTAAAAAAGAAACATCTGGAAAAATGGCAGATTATATTCCTCAATTAGCTAAACAAAATCCAGAACATTTTGGAGTTTCTGTATGTACTGTAGATGGTCAAAGACTTAATATTGGAAATTCAAATATTGATTTTTGCGTTCAATCTTGTTGTAAACCTATTAATTATTGTCTAGCTTTAGACGAACACGATAAAGAATATGTCCATAAGCATGTTGGACGAGAACCAAGTGGTTCGGAATTTAATGCTTTAAAATTAAATACAAAAGGATTACCACATAATCCACTTATTAATTCTGGAGCTATTATGACTTGTTCATTAATCCAAAGAGAAAAGGCTGCTTCAGATAGATTTGATTATGTAACAGAAATGTGGGAAAAAATGGCTGGTAATTTGAAATTAGGATATAGTAATTCTGTTTATTTATCTGAAAGAATGTCTGCTGACAGAAATTTTGCTTTAGCTTATTTTATGAATGAAAATAATGCTTTTCCTAAAAATACAAATCTATTAGATGTTTTAGAATTTTATTTTCAATGTTGTTCATTAAAAATAAATACTAATGCTATGTCCGTTGTTGCTGCAACATTAGCTAATGGCGGTGTTTGTCCTTTAACCGGAAAACAAGTTATTTCTTCAGAAACAGTAAAACATTGTTTATCTATGATGTATAGTTGTGGAATGTATGACTATAGTGGAGAATTCGCATTTAAAATTGGGCTTCCAGCAAAGTCTGGTGTTGCTGGAGGTATTTTTGTAGTTATTCCAAATGTTATGGGAATTTGTACATTTTCACCTAGATTAGATGATTATGGAAATAGTGTGAGAGGTGTAAAACTTTTTACTGAAATTACAAAAAAATTTAATTTTCATAATTTCGATAATTTAAAAAATACGGATCATGGAAAAATTGATCCAAGAGTGATAAAAAGTCTAGATGAGTTTACTGCTGAACAAATTATTAAATATTCAAGTTTAGGAGATGTTTCAGCTCTTAAACGTATTAGAATCACTAATGGTGACCTTTCTCATGGTGATTATGATAATAGAACTCCTCTTCATCTTGCTTGTTCTAACGGACATTTAAATGTTGTTAAATATTTAATTGAACAAGGAAATCTAAAAGATGTAAATCCAGTTGATAGATGGGGGGGAACTCCTTATGATGATGCTATTCGCGAAAATCATATAGAAGTTTCAAAATATTTAACAACAAAAAATGGAATTAGTGGTTCTGAAATGGAAAAATAAATTTACACAAACAATTTTGAAATAGATTCACCTGTAATAATTCTTTCTATAACTTCCTTCATTAATTTGGAAATATCAAATATTCCTAGTTTATCTATATTTTTATAATTATCATCCTGAGGTAATGTATTACTTACAATTATCTTTGACATTTCATTACAAGAATTAATTCTCTTTATTGCTGGACCAGACAAAATACCATGAGTAACACAACAAATAACTTCTTTTGCACCACTCTCAACAAGTAAAGAACAACATTTTGATAAAGTTCCACCTGTATCACACATATCATCAAGAATTATAACTGTTTTATCCTTGATTTTTTTTGGATCTCCTACAATCATCATTTTATCTATTGTATTAGCTATTTTATAACTTCTATCTTTATGCATAAAAATAGTATTTAATTTCATACAAGAAGCAAATTTTAAAGTTCTTTTTATAGCTCCGGCATCAGGTGATGCTAATAAATATTTTTTTTGAATTTCCTCTGTAGTTAAATCTTTGAATATATGTTTTGTGAAATATTTTGCAACTAATGACACTGAATAAATATTATCAACTGGAATGTTAAAAAATCCTTGAATTTGTGGAGCATGTAAATCCATTACTATAATTCTGTCTATTCCAGCACCTTCTAATAAATTTGCAATTAAACGAGCAGTAATTGGTTCCCTTGGACCTCCTTTTTTATCTTGTCTAGCATATGGATAACAAGGCATAAGTAAATTAATAGTTCTAGCCATTGATCTTTTACATGCATCAATAATAATTAAAGTTTCCATTAAATAATCATTTACAGAACAATTTGTATTTAAATTAAATGATCCAGTTTGAATGATAAAAACATCTTTATTTCTTATACTTTCAAGTATTTCAACTCTAATCTCAGAATTGCTGAATTTTTCAATTATACATTTACATAAAGAAACTCCTAGTTTATCAGAGATTTTCTTTGATAAAGCTGGATGTGATGTGCCAGATATTAATTTAATGTTATTCATATAGTTTGACTATAAATATAATTATATATTATAAACTTATTTGATTTTTTTATTATAATTAAAATAATAATCTACTTAATTTTGTCTCCATGAATGAGAACACTCTACACATGTTATAAATGACGTCATTCCTTCATCAGCACTACGAATTTGAACCGAAACATATGTACATTTCTTCGATTTACATTTAGCACATTTAAATTGATCTGTTGTTGCTTGTAATGATAAATCAACAACCTCTTTATCCAATAATTCTTGTTTTTTAATGTATGATTTCCATCGTTTTGGGTGTAAATCATATGGTTTCATATTTACTAAACATTCTGGTGAAATATCATGTGACAACAGATTTTGAAGTAATTTTTGATTCTTAATATATTCACTATTAGTATTTAAATTAGATACAATTGAATATACTTTCGGTTTATATATTCTCATAAAAAAATGATTACATAAGATGGGAGATATACTTCTACAAACAGCATAGTTTACTGAATATTTATATATTTCATTCTCTATTTCTGTAGAGATATTAATATCTTTAACATATTGATTTATCTTATTGATAGAAAACTCTCTAATATTTTTGTTAATTGTGTCTTGTGAAATATTTTTATTAGTATTTTTTTTAGTAGTATTTTTTTTATTTTTAGAAGTCATTTAAATTAATATGTTTTATTACTTGATTAATTTATTCTATTTTATATTTAATTAAATATAAAATAGATATAATGTGTTTATAATAAAATGGAATTAGAATTCAAATCACGGGAAGAATTAGAAAACTTTCTTCGACATATTCAAGAAGAACAAAGAAAAATAATTACTGAAAATCCAGATTTTATTAAGAAACTACAAAGTGAAAAAGATAAAAAATTTTGGAATGATTTGAAAAAAAATATTATGTATTTTGGTGTAACTATAATCGCAATAGAAACTCTTAGATTTACTTTAAGTTTTTTTAGAAAAAATGAAAAATAAACTATTAGTGTTTAAAAAACTAATAAAAAAAATTGAATAGTATTAATATAAGTAATTATGAGTTTTGAAAAAGATTTATCTAAATTACGTAAATTAAATAATAGGTGTGCGGATTGTAATTCAGTTAATCCGTCGTGGGCATCAGTTAATATTGGAGTATTAATATGTCAAAGATGTTGTATCTTTCATAGAAAAATGGGAGTACATATTTCTAGAGTTAAATCAATCACATTAGATTATTGGAATAAGAAGTATATTAATCATTTAAAACAAAATGGAAATGAAAAAATAAATAAAATATATGAATATAAATTAGATAAACAATTTAAACCTAATACCGCAACATCAGAATATGATTTATGTGAGTTTATAAAAAATAAGTATGAACATAAACTATATTTTTCACGTTCTATAGAAAAAAAATTAAGAAAAAAAGTAGAGAAAAAATTAAGAAAAAAAGTAGAGAAAAAAGTAATAGAACAAAATGTTTCAATTACTCCTATGATTTCTATACAGAAAGATTCTGACGATAAAATACTAGATTTACTAGATTTTGATTCATTATTTATTTCCGAAGAAACAAAACCTATAAATGATGAAAATATTTGGGAAACATTTGATAATTTAGAAAATTTTACCGAATCAGTAAATTTTTTGAATGATATTGATAATAATGTTGATAATAAGAAATCTAATGATATAGAAAAAATAACATCATTATTTAAATCGTCTCAAAAATCGTTGCAGCAAAATCAACAACCAAATTTCTATAGACAAAATACATATCCCGTACAACAAAATCAACAACCAAATTTCTATAGACAAAATACATATCCCATTCAACAACCAAATACATATCCCGCACATCAAAATCAACAACCAAATACATATCCCGTACAACAAAATCAACAACCAAATACATATCCCGTACAACAAAATCAACAACCAAATTTCTATAGACAAAATACATATCCCATTCAACAAACAAATACATATCCTGTACAACAAAATCAAAATCAAAATCAACAACCAAATTTCTATAGACAAAATACATATCACAAATAATTATTTTGCTGTATTACGTAAAATAGTAAAAAAACTAAATATATTATTAATCCTATTTAAGTATGTATGTTTTGTTTTTACAATATTCATTAAATGCAATATATGTTCTTTATCATACTTATTTTCAATCCAATTTTTAGCATCATAAAATAATTTATATGGACATGGATTATAAATTATTTTTTTATCAAATAATTCATAAACAATTTTGGAATTCGTAAAACCCATTTTACCATAACTTATATTTTTAAAAATACGGCAAGGTATATATCCAACATCACATTGTTGTTTTCGTTGAATAGATGGAGCAATATAAGATTCTTGAATTAATCTTATATTATCACTTGACGAAATATTTCTTTTTCTTCCTTTGTATCCTCCCAAATGAATAAAAGAAATATTATTTTCAATACAAGCTTTTTTAAATTGTTTCCATTCATCTACAATTGTTCCTACAAAATTAATTCTTTGTTTATTATTATTAATTAAATCTAAATTTTTTTGTATTTTATTTATTTCATGTGGTAATAAATCAGTTGCCCATGGAAAATATAATGTATATGTAGAAATATCATAATAAACATAATCTTCCATTTTTGTTTTATTTTCTACAAATTTTGGTCTGTAAACTTGCATATTAATAACATTTCCTTTTTCTGCCAAACTTTTAAATCGGATATCTTCCCATGTTCCCGCATTTCTTTTATAATATGCTTTACCTGGATCTACAAAAGAATTATGTAATATGTAGAAACAATCAATACGAATAGGCATCTTTTTACAAACTTGATGTTCTGATATAAATAATGAATTTGTAAAATCAATATTTGTTATATTAGAGTTATCATCTAACCATAATACGTTATATTTTAGATATTTAAATGCTATAAAAAATCCATTATGTATATATGAATGTGTATGTGTATGTAATTTGTGTCCCCATATTATAATTTGATTAAAATTCATTAATCTTTTATATTTAAAAAGTAGAAATATTTTCTATACTTTAAATGTAAAAATATAAATTATTTAATTATTTAACGTTTACGTCTTTTGCCGCCAATTGTAGGAACTAGTGGGATAGAAGGAATTGATGGTCCAAATAATCCGCTAATTAAACCAATAAGTGCTTTCATTGCGACACCACCGAAGAAAATCATTACAAAGCTTGGGAGTTCAAACCATTCCATATAAATGAAAAGAGCAATTAAACCTAATTGGAAACATAAAGAACCTAAAATAGTTCCAAGTGCTCCGACAATTTTTGCTCCTTTTGGTAGTTTTTTGAGTATAGTAGTTGCGATAACAATTCCTTTAATTAAAGCAATTAAGAATGGGACAACAATACTAATTAATGCTTGTACGGTTGGGCTTTGGTTAGTTATAAATGACAAATCCATATTATAATCGTATATAAATTATACAAATATTTTTTTTTTATCCTGTAAAATAAGAAAAAATAAAAATAGTGTCTTATAATTTATATTTATGTGATATATTGATAAATCATGTCTTAAATTTGATAAAAATTCAAAAAATAATTCATTATATTTATTAAAATAACGAAAATTTAAATGTTTTATTATATATTTAAATAAATAATATCTATGTATTTTTTTTTCATCTATATCAATATTTGAAATATTATAAGTGGTATAAACGATATTATATACTATATTAAAATGTGCTCTACAATATTCACATCTATTAAATAAATAATTGTAATAATTACAATCTAAACATAATCCAAAAAAATTTTTCTTCTTTTCAGACATATATTTTATTGTATAAGGTTTGTTGTATTTAATTATAATAGTTTTTATATCAGTTGATAATACCATCATTATCAATTATATATTTAATAATTGATTATAATATTTTTAACTATATTTTTTTATTCCAATGAATAATTTATCACGATGTTCCCATAATTTTTTATAACATTTAGAAACAGTTACATCACTCACTGATAATTTTTCTTTTAAAGTAACTTTAGTTATATTTAACTGAAAAGCTACAATTATTAAATAAATAATTCCAGCAGCAATTGATGGAGGAGTATTGTCTTTAACAATACCTAATCTTTGTGCTCGTTTTGAAATAATTAATGCGATTTTTTCAATCTTTTTAGAAATAAGTAATTTACTACAATAACGCTTTACAAAATCCTGTGAATTTGAAACATTTACATTTATTTGTATATCTCTTTTCATTTCTATTTCTATAAATTTTTTTAATCCTTTTGTTACATCTGTAGGACTAATACCAAACATTTTAGAAATTTCAACTGATGAACGGGGTACCCCATTATTTTTACATGCAACAAATAAACAAGCGGCTTTAATACCTTCTCTTACAGTTCCACGAGTTAATATTCCTTCTATACATTCACTTTTACAACTTAACATTTTATAATACATTTTTGCTTCATCCTTTATTTTAGAAACTAAACCAGAATTTTGTGTTTTAATATTTATATCTTCAAATACATGCCATAAACTTCTTTCATCAGAAGGCATAGCATTCCAAGAATGTAATCTTTGTAATGATCCATATTTATTTCCCCCTATATATGTTCCCATTGATGATTTTGGAAGTAAAGGATTTACAGGAATTCCACATCTTGTCGGGTCTAATCCTTTTGAATCATGAGCACCATACCATCTCCATTCTGCATCATTCTCTAATAAATGTGATATAACTAATCCACAATTAGTACATATTTTATAACCGTTTGAACTATCTTGAAATACATTTTTTTCAGATAAACAATTTGGACACGATTTCTTTATTTTTGCTAGAAAACTATTTGGATCATCGTCAGAAATTTCGTTTATTTTGTCGATAACAATTTCTAACTTATCGAAATAATCAGTAAATTCATCTGAATTAGAATTCATTTTAATTTATGACTTAATATTTTAAGATATTATTCAATTTTTAATATTTAATATTAAGTTATCGATATAGATAACTTTGATATATCGAAGTTATCTAATGTAATTGAACGAATTAAATCTAAATTTTCGGGAGAATTTTTATAAAATTCTTTATAAAAATCAATAAATTGTTCTATAACATTTGATGATTGTATATTTCCATATATTTTGATTTCATAACTCAGATATTTATCTCTATGTCCTACTACCAAAACTTCAAATGATACATTATCTCTTATAAAACGAGTTTTGACAATTTTTCGGATATCATGATAAGTTGTTATTGGTGGAAATAAATCAATCGGAATTTTATTAGTTCTATATAAAGAGACTCGTATATCATTTCCTCTATCATTGTTATTTTGTAACGTATTATAACTAAAAATTTTATCCTTTTTACACCATTGGTCACCATATTCGTTAACAATTAATTGTAAATCATTATAAAAAAAATGTTTGCAATTATTTTGTATGACTTTTTCCCATTTTTTAGAATGTAAATATCCTAAGATTTTTATGTATTTTTCTTCACCAATATCTAGTTTAATATTTTTTTTATCAATTATATCACAAATTTGAAAACAATAATTATTAAATCTATCATAATTTGAGTTAGAATTAGTCTGAAATTTCGACTTAATTGGCAACAAGTTAAGTAGTTTGTTATCCATTTAATTTAAATTAACAAATAATATTTATTTCAATTTTTATTATCTTTTATTATGTCTTTATTATCTGACTAATAAAATTATCTAACAAAAAATCAATACTATACCGAATCCAACCTTCTTTAATATTCAAATTCCATACATATAATGTTTCAGTAATAATTGATTCCATTATAATTACCCCTACTAAAAATGACAAACCAGCATAATTTTGGGCAACATATTCAAAACTCCATTTTTCACTAAGAGGTTTTAAATAAAGTAAATACGCAATACTTAATCCCATTCCACTCATTAAGATATTATCAATAGTATTAAAGTATGATGAATCCATTTTAGGGAAAATATCTCGTAATGTTTTAATAAATCGTAACGATGTTCCTTTTGAAAATAAATAGGAACGTAAAACAGACGAACTATAATAGTGAATGATTTTTTGTATAACCCATTTTATTATTGAATCAAAAGTATTTATTTTTTGATTCTTTGAAACAATCAATATAAATTTCCAAATAAATTTTCTCCCAATAATTATCCCTAAATGTAAAATAAATAATATAAAAATTTTAAATGGATTTATTAAATTTTTTTTATCTTTCATAAACCAGAACATAACAATCAATATAAACATTAAATATGGTAAAAGCCAAACCCATTTTTTTTTTAGTCCTGTTTTTATATCATTAAAAAATGAACAAAAAGTTTCCTCAAACTCTGAACTTATTTTTTTCATAAAATTACTTAAATTAAAGTTATCAATATCAGATCCAATATCTTTACAATTGTCTACAAAACTTTTTTCAAAAACATCGCTATGATTCAATATGGTAAAGAATTCCATTATATATTAAAAACATATAAATAAATATTTACAACTAATCTTATTATTTATATAAGAATTATTACATATTTTAATATAAATAATGAATAATAGAAAAATATTCGGAGCAACACTATATATTGACAAAATATCTATTGAAACAATATATGGAAATTTTACAGCATATACTTATCAAAATCTTATCCATAAAGGATATATTATTGCATTAACATATGGTGATATTAAAAAAGAAATATTATATACTCGCATTCATTCATCGTGTGTAACTTCTGAAACTTTACGTAGTCAAGATTGTGATTGCGTTCAACAATTATATGGAGCATTTAAAAAAATTAGTGAAAAAGGAAATGGAATACTGTTTTATTTTATACAAGAAGGACGAGGTTGTGGATTTATTGGAAAATCTAGGGATAGAATGCATGTTCAACATAGTGATGATAAAATAACTACATTCGAAGCATATGAAATGTTGGGTATGAAAAAGGATTATCGTGATTATACTAGTGTAAAAGATATTTGCCATATGTTAGATATAAATCCAAAATTTATTTTAATGACAAATAATCCTGATAAAATCAATGGTTTAAAACAATTAGGTTTAAATGTATTTAATACTGAAACAATTGAGTATATACCTAATATGTTTAATAGAAGATACTTAATGTCAAAACAAAAGTCAGGGCATAAGTTATCTAAATTAAATACTTTAATTGAAAATAATAATATGAAACATAAATACAAATGTAAACCTTTTGAACCATATCATTTAAAAAATTGTACTAGATATATTCATGTATCATCATATTATTTACCTATTAAACCAATTGATAATAAAATCATTTTAACGAAAACTCAATATGATGACTTTATTTCCAAATATGGAAAAGAATATCCATATGTTAATATACCTAATAATAAAATACTAATTCAAATAAATAATGAAATAAAAAAAAAATTTCCATATTTGTCCAGTATACCATACTGGTTTAAAATAAATTGTTTTTTTGATGTTGCAACAAATAATGATGTATTAATTTTAGAATATGGTAATACTAAAGAAAATCCAATTGTTAGAATACATTCAGAATCTTTATTAAATAGATTTCCATTAGTTCAACAAGATAATAAAAAAAAATATAAACAATCAATTAATTTAATAATTGGACATGGTTCTGGTATTATTGCTTTATTTTATGAAGATGGTCGTGGTTCTGGATTTGGTAGTTTTGTTTTATCTCGGAATAAAGAAACAGAAATAACTGGCATTGAAAATGATTGTCGTGATTATAGAGGAATATCTCATTTAATAAAGGAATATATTAATCCACGGAAAATTATATTATTATATTCTTGTATTACTTCACAAGAATTATCTAGAAAACAATTCGAAAAAGTAAACATCAATATTGATAAATACATTTATATTGGTTATGGTAAAAATAAAAATAAAAATAAAAATGGCAATAATATCATTAAATCACGAATTGATAAAAATTTAGAATATATCAACCATATTGACAATAATATTGATTTAATTAAAACATTAGAAAAAAAAGAAAAATTAATAAAAGCACTTACTAATGATAATGTATATTTTACTGGTATTGGTTCATCTGAATCTCATGCAAAATATTTGATGTATTTAATACGCAAATATCCAGAGATAAAATCTAAAAATCTTGAATTTATTCCATTAATTGAATTTTATGATTCTGATAGAGTATTTAATGGTACTTTGGTAGTATTTAGTCAAGGATTATCACCAAATATTCATGTAATATTTGCAAAACAAAAATATCAATCAATTATATTATTCACTGCTACAACAACAAATAATAAAAATCAGCATAAATTACAAATTTTAAATAAATTAAAAAAAAATAATTCCAATTTTATTATTAACTTTCCAATTGAAGATGAATACACAACATTAATACGAATTATTGGTCCAATGTGCGGATATTTATATTCCTTTAAATTAATAAAGGAATTACTAAATATTAAACTTGACAAAAAAACTAAAAAATGTTTACATAAACTTTATATAAATAATGAAATTTTAGTTCCTGAAGAAAAATTTATTGGTTCTTTAGTAAAAAATAGAAGAATTTGTATTCTTTGTGATAGTGAATCCAAAAAATATATTGGAAATATTCAATGTAAATTTATTGAAGGAGTTTTCTTTAAAGCATTTATTGTATGTGATTATTTTGAATTTGTTCATGGAACATATCAAAATTTAGAATATAATAGAAATAATGGATATATTACTGATATAATAATTTTAAAAAGAAATAGAGAAGATATTATTTTAAAATTACAATTAATGTTAAAAGATTATAATATTTGGATACTTGAAAATGATTTTAGAGATGAATTAAAAATAATTCATTATGAAATGTCATTTAATTATCTTATTTCACAAATAATAAGTCGTCTAAATATTGACCAAATAAATTGGTTTGGAAAAGAAACTGGAAAATTAATATATGACATTAAAAATTAAGTTATTTTTTAATAATAAGAATAATTAATTAATACAAATTAAAATTGGAAATGAATGTTGAACGAAAAATATATGGAACTACACTATTTATTGATGAATCAGTAATTGAAACTAGATATGGTATCTTTAAAATGTATACATTTCAAGATTTAATTCATAAAGGATATGTGATTGCCTTAACATATGGTGATATCCAAAATGAAATTTTATATACTAGAATTCATTCATCATGTATAACATCTGAAACATTTCGTAGTCAAGATTGTGATTGTGTTCAGCAATTATATGGAGCATTTAAAAAAATAAGCGAAAAAGGTAATGGAATATTATTTTATTTAATACAAGAAGGACGAGGTTGTGGATATGTTGGAAAATCAAGAGCTTGTATGCACGTCCAATATCAAGAAGATAAAATAACTACTTTTGATGCATATAAAATGTTAGGTATGAAACATGATTATCGTGATTACACTAGTGTAAAGGATATTTGTTATATGTTAGATATAAATCCAAAGTTTATTTTAATGACAAATAATCCTGATAAAATAAATGGTTTGAGAAATTTAGAATTTGACATAGAAAAAACAGAAACAATCGAATTTAAACCAAATCCTTTTAATCAAGATTATTTAATATCAAAACAAAAAACAGGACATATTTTATATGAAGCAAGAGAAAAAATTCAAAAGTATGAATTAAATAATCAAAAATGTGAGCCATTTACCCCATATCATTTAGAAAATTGTAAAAGATTTATACATGTTGCTTCTTATTATTTACCTATTAAGCCAATTAATAATAAAATTATTATATCAAATGATGATTATTTATTATTAAAGAAAAATATAAATTTTGACATAATATTTACTAAACTTCCTGATAATAATTTTTTGATTAAGGCAACAGATAAATTAATTAGCGAATTTCCAAAATTATTGTGTAAACCATATTGGTTTAAAATGAATTGTTTTTTTGATATTGCTACACATAAAGACGTCCTCATTTTACAATATGGAGATTGTAAAA